TATATAAGCATACTGAGAAATGATATTATGATGTTGGAACTTCCGACCGTAATAAGCATTGAAATAGAATCAAATCGTTTTGAGTTTACAGATCGTGCAACGGTTCGATTCAGTGAGGGGTTTTATAAGCAAAACAACAAAATTTCAGACCTTATAAAAAGGAATGACAGGATTGTTATTTATCTCGGTTATTTCGCAAAAAGGGGGCTTATTCAAGAATTTAACGGGTATATTTCAGAGGTTATCCCCGGGAAACCCTGTGAGTTGAAATGTCAAGATGAAATGTATATATTAAAACAACATACCATTGAGCCAAAAGTATTTGAAGATACTAATCTAAAGGAATTGTTAACGTATTATTATAAGGGTCAAACCTCAATCGATAATGTAAATATCGGTACTTGGGTTGTTGGATTAAATTCAACTTTAGTTGATTTATTCGATGAATTACGGTCTACTTTCGGGATGCTTACATATTTCAAAAACAGTGTTTTATGCTGCAATGCCGAACTGATCACGTCACCCGAAAAAACGGTAATATTCAACGTTCAGGAAAATGTCCCGGTTAACGGGGTTGATATAAAGATACAAAATGACGATGAGGCTTACAAATTGATTGTTCACGGTATTTCCCCGCAAAAAGACGGTAGTAAGTTTGAAAGATACGCCTATTATACAGATAATGCCAGAACGATTGTAACGGTTTCATCTATTAAACCCGATGGTGTTTTAAATGTCGTAAAAATTCCCGAAATAACACAAATCGAATTAGACAACCTTATAAAAAGACGGCTTCCTAAACTATATGAAAGTACGGCGGCAGGCGAGGCGCTTACATTCGGTTTACCGTCATTTAAACATTCAGACAGGGCGCAAATTATTGACGTTAAAAATCCTTCCAATGAAGGTATTTATGACATTATCGGGGTGTCTAAAACATACGGTATTAGTACAGGTTATAAACAAAAAGCGAAATTAGGATTAAAAATTCAGTAAAAAATAGTATATTTGCACTATGGATGCACCAAAAACGATAAACGAAGTATTAACCAGAATGATTCGGGCAGAAATCAATAAAGATCATTTCTACCTTGAGTTGGGAACCGTTGATAGTGTCGATGAAACAAACCAAACGTTTGAATTTTTACCAAACGGCGGGGGTGCAGCCGATACGGTTAATATGACGGTTTACGGCGGTACGGGAATTGTGATCGTGCCAAAATTGGATACTGTTGTTTTGGTTGGTTATGTCAATAAAAGAGATAAATATCTGTTAACTGCTAAAGAAATTGATAAAATCACATTTAGAAACGGGGATAACGGGGGATTGATAAATATTGAAGATTTGACAACCAAGTTGAATAAATTAGTTGATGAAATAGGGTCATTGAAAACCGCCCTCGATACTCATACTCATTTAGGGGTTACGGTAGGGGCAGGTGTTACAGGTGTTCCCTCACCGATTACGGCTAACTTTACCGATTTTAATAAGTCGGATTATGAAGATACAAAAATATTGCATTAATGGCGATCTTAGAAAATGATATTATTATAGAAAATACCGATGTTCAAATATCGGTTTCAGGTGATTTTGACATACAAAGTGCAAATAATCAAAACATAAAGCATATTTGTATAGCACATCCCGGAAATTATCCTGTCAGTCCTTCAGTCGGGGCTATGATAGATCAATTTCAAAATGATAACGTCACGGATTTACGCACTGTTTTAAATACGGTTGCAAAGGAATTGAAAAAAGACGGTTATTCTTACCCTGACTTTTATAATCAGTCGATTGACCCGGAAGATTTGAGTATTTCTATTTCGGCAAAAAGAATTGCAATACCAAAAAGAGAGGTAATATAATGGAAAAAAAAGTCATATACGGCCAAACTTTAAAAGATGTATGTCTTTATGTATACGGTAGTGTAAGCAATTTAGGGAAATTAATGTCCGATAACAATTTTATTGCAGGTGATGTTCCGATTGTGGGAACAACTATAATATATGATGAAACGATTGGCAATAATTCGATTAAGAGTTATTATGCCAAAAACAACATAATACCGACAACGGGATTAAAAAGAAACGATGGAATCGGTTCAATGATCATTGAACAAACATTTATAATTTCATAATATGGCAATCAGGACAAGAACACAGCTAAAATCATATTTCGAAACAGGGGATAAACCGACAGAAGTACAATTTTCGGATTTTATCGATAGCGTAATGTTACCCAATGATGAAAATGATTTATTTGGTTTAAAAGAATCTTTGGAAGAAAGCACGATACATGCTGCCCTTGATGATTTTTATGATGATTCGCAGGTTGACGGCAGCAATGAGTATTTGATGATACCGAGAATTAGCAGAAATCCCGTTGATGGCACGTTAATTTCATGTTACGGTATTTATTCATCACATATAACGTCAACAAAATATTTCTTTTTGAGAAAATCGATGGATAACGGTAAAACATGGACAGGAATAGACGGTACAGGTACCCAAACCAAAATAACAACAACCGATTATGGTAGGAATTGGACCTGTATGTTTACAAAAACGGGTAGATTGTTGGTATTTTACCAATATAGGACAAGTCCTGATGTAGCTTCCACAAAAAGCAAAATATTGTATAGTGACGATGTTGGGGCCACTTGGTCCGTACCGTATGAAATGATAGACCCCGATGTCGAAGATATCATCTATCAATCATATTTTTTCGACAATAAAGCAATTTATAACGATGAGGGAAATATTGTCACCCCATATTGGGTTCGAATTGTAGAAACGGGCCGTGTCATGGTCGGCATTGCAGAAAGCACAGATGATGGTGAAACGTGGGATTTAGATTATTCCCATGCTTTTGAGAACAGGACAGGAACAATCGGTGAGCTTGGTGAACAGTCTATGGTGGATTGCGGAAACGGTATTTTCATCATAATTCAAAGACTTTCATCATATGCAAATGCTGACGGTTTTGTTGTTCCCGTTGTATTTACAAGTTTAGATTATGGCCGAAATTGGGCGGGTGCAACCGAAACACTCGATACCGATAATTTAGAGGCAAAGGAATATCTTTCAGGATATTTATATCTTGAGGGTTTAGAAAAAACAATGGGGGAAGTGGCAAATTCAAACAGTGTACTGCCCGAAATGAATGTGATCGAATACGAAAATGAAAAATGGCTTGCAATTAATTATTGGATAAGATATGACGGGGAAGTCGAACAGGTTTTAAAACTTACAATGATCAATGTAAGGGATTTTCTTGTTTATGGTGTTGATGCCGTTAAAACAGATTATGTATTTTTGCCGTATGTCGTGCATGATTACGCAGATAACGGTTCAGCGAATAAAAACGGGGGAAATGGTTGTGCCGTTATAATTAACAATGAATTGATTTTGATTAATTACAATCAAACAACATCGTACACAACAGGGGGAACATCTGAATTATCTTATGCTTTTTTAAGTGCGAATGTCTTAAATCATATGATTGAGGCATATAGAAACACGGGATTCAATACTGACAAGATTATCACTTTCAATTCAACCGAATCAGTAATGGATTTTTCAAAAACAAAGTCGGCACAAATAACATTAACCGGTGATTGTAGTTTATTAACCATAAACAACATTCCCGATCAAGATGGGGGTGAAGTGATCATCATACAAAACGGAACGGGGGGATATGGTATTGCAACCGTTGAAAACGAAAATCTCACAACAAAATATATTGAAGGAAACCAACCGATAGCGGCAAATATTAATAGTGGTGCCGGTGATCATACCGTTTTGAGTTTTAAACGTTTTGCCAGCTATTTATATGTGACATACGGAAAATTCGATTAAAATGAAGAACAACCTGTTTTTTGGATTAAATAAAGCTCAAGGTTCAGGACCCCCACCGTCAACCGGATTACTGACAAATTTGGTTGCATATTGGAAGATGGAAGAGGCAACCGATGCACAGGTTTTAGATTCTCATGGGGCATATGACAGTGTTGCAAACGGGGCCGACAGTAACAGTTCAGGAATAATCGATAACTGTTATGAATTTCCGCAATCTCCACCAATTATGAGATTTGGAAACGTGCTTGATTATGATGATACAGACGCTTTTTCATTTTCGGCATGGGTGTATTTTTATGCTAATAATAACGCATCTAACGGTTCACAATGTATTGTTTCGAAAATAACCAAGGCATCCAATACGGAAGGATATCTGTTTATGAAAAGGGCCGACACAACGACATATAAGAACATGTTGCAAGTTACATTGAGAAGAACCGGAAGTTATTATATAGCAGTATATGGAAGTACAGTAATTTCAATCAATACTTGGCATCACATAGTTTTAACATATAGTGGTTCGGGAACAGCAGCAGGTGTAAAAATCTATATTGACGGGGTTGAGGAATCATACACGGTAGCATCTGATACGTTGAGCGGCTCTTTTACAAATTCGGCAAATTTCAATATAGGTTCAAGGGATAACGATGATTTGAATTTATATGGTAGAATCGATGAAGTAGGACATTGGGACAGAGAAATATCATCATCAGATGTTACGACATTATATAATAGCGGAAGCGGTTTATCATACGATGATTTTTAAGATATGAAAATACAAAATTTTAAAGCAGCAGACGGAAACAATTTCATTTGGGGGGATAATTTCCCTGCATTGGAATTTGAAATGTTAGATGAAAGTGATGACCCTATTGATTTATCAAATGTTAAAATACGTATTCAATTCAGGCAAGATTCAAAAACAGGTGATCTTTGCAAGGAAATTGACGAAACGGATGGTATAGATATTCATACCCCTGTTATGGGAATATGGATGATTGAAACATTCAAAATTGATAAAACGAATTTTAAACCGGGTGTTATTTATTATGATGTACAGTTTGTATGGACCGATAACTCGGATGAAACACCTTTTGGCGGTACAATGGTTGTTGAACAAGATACTACGGACTAATGGAAAGAATCGTAATTAAAATATCGACCATAGGCAAAACTTATACCATTAATTACAGAACTAAAGGTTCGCAGGGCTTTCAAGGGTATCAGGGTAACCAAGGGCATCAAGGCAACCAAGGACTAACAGGTATTGGCAACCAAGGTAATCAAGGGTATCAGGGTAACCAAGGGCATCAAGGTACTCAAGGCAATCAGGGTGATCAAGGAAACCAAGGCAATCAGGGTAACCAAGGTTTTCAAGGCGATCAAGGTAACCAAGGCAATCAAGGTAATCAGGGTAACCAAGGTTTTCAAGGCGATCAAGGTAACCAAGGCAATCAAGGTAATCAGGGTAACCAAGGTTTTCAAGGCGATCAAGGTAACCAAGGAAATCAAGGTAATCAGGGTAACCAAGGTTTTCAAGGCGATCAAGGTAACCAAGGCAATCAAGGTAATCAGGGTAACCAAGGTTTTCAAGGAAATCAAGGTAACCAGGGTTATCAAGGTTATCAGGGTACACAACATAATTACAATGTTCAAGGAAATCAGGTTTCTTGTACTGCTCAAACAGTAACGAACCTTTTTGATGGTATTACTTTACAAACAAGTTCGACATATGAATATTATGTTGTAATAGGTATGCAACCCGCATCCGGAACACAGGGAGTTCAAATGGGGATTCAATGTTCTGTGGCAGGTGCAACGGTTGAGGGAAAAGTTGTAGGACCACAAACAACAACGGCAGAAAAGTCATATAGACAGGCAGCACAAGGAAACGGAACATTGCCAATTCAAAATGTGGCCGGGGCACAATCTGTTATTTTAACGGGAATAATAACAACCGCAGGCACCGGAACCCCAGTTTTAGGTGTTCAGGCAAAGGGTGTTCAGGCTTCCGTTGGGTGGTATGCAAAACCAAACGGATTTATGAGAATTACAAAGATTGCATAATGTTAATAAATGTTAAAAATTTGGATAATAATTATTGAAATATTAATTTCGTTGATTATTAACCTAATTGAATAAAGAATGAAAATTTCGATTTTTACACCGACCAACAACAGCAAATTTTTAAAAGATGTCTATGAATCTATTAAAGATCAAGATTTTTATGAGTGGATTATAGCATATAACAACGGAGGTATTCCATTAGAATTTGATGATGAAAGGGTTAAAACCTTTATATTGTGGAATGCACCCGAATATGTCGGGGCCATGAAATCATTTTGTTGCGAAAAGGCCACGGGTGACATTCTTTTAGAACTTGATCATGACGATAGACTGTTTCCGACAGCTATTGAAGAAGTGAAAAAAGCGTTTGAAAATCCCGAAATAGGTTTTGTATATTCAAATACCGTTCATTGTGACACGGGTTTCAACAGATTGATGAGATTTGATGCACGTTATGGTTGGAAATATAGAAGTGTTGAATACAACGGTTATGAGCTTGACGAACACATCAGTTTTGAACCGACACCGGAAAGCATTTCCCGAATTTGGTTTGCCCCGAATCATTTAAGGGCATTCAGAAAATCGGTTTATGATGAGATAGGGGGATATAATAAAGAAATGCGTATTCTTGACGATCTCGATTTAATGTGCAGAATGTACCAAGTGACAAAATTTGAGCATATCAACAAACCTTTATATATATACATTGTACACGGGGAAAATACGTGGTTGAGGTTCAATGAAGAAATTCAAAACAACGTTTACAGGATTTATGATCAATATATAGACAGTATTTGTTTTTCATGGGCCAAAAACAACAATTTAAGGTGTATAGAATTGGGGGGTAGAATAGATGCAAGAGAAGGGTATGAAACACTCGATTTAAAAGATGCGGATATTATTCACGATTTAAACGAACCGTGGCCCTTTGAAGATTCATCGGTCGGTTGTTTCCGTTCCATAAATATATTTGAACATCTCAAGGACCCGATATTCGTCATGAAAGAATTATATAGATGTCTTGCCCCCGGGGGATGGGCATTTATAAAAATACCATCGACAGACGGCAGGGGGGCATTTCAAGACCCGACACACGTATCATTTTGGAATGAAAACTCATTTTTATATTATTCTGATCATTATTTAGCAAAATACATCGATAAACCTGTTAGATTTCAGGCACCAAGATTATATACAACGGAAAAAGACGAAATAGGGGTTTGTTACACGATATGTCATTTATTGTCATTAAAAGACGGTTATAGGACATGCGGGGAAATTAAAATATAAACAATAAATATCAATATCATGAATTACGACAGAATAGACATTGCTTTAGGGCGCTCAACGGTTAAGCCGGTCAATAAATACGGCAAGGGATATGTGGATAGCGGTCAAGATGTCGATATTTGGGACTTGGCAAACGCAGCAGCTACTCAGCAAATATGGGTACTTCCAACACAGGCAAGAAAACACAATATCGCATCCGGAAGCGCAAACGACATATCGGCACTCGGAACGCTGACACTTGCGGCCAACGTTGCAGATAGTGACACGGTTAAGATCGGGGCAAAAGTATACACTTTTCAAACCACCTTAACAGATGTTGACGGAAATGTATTGATAGGCGCCACGGCTTCCGATACGATTGACAACCTTATAGCGGCAATTAACCTTGCAGCGGGGGGTGGTACGACTTATGCCGATTCAACAACCGCAAACCCTATTCCTACGGTTGCGGCTGCGGGTGCGGGCGACACAATGACTGTTTGGGTTGGTAGTACGGCATCCGTTCCGACAACCTCAACAACCTCAGCAACGGGTACACTGACTTTAGCCGCAAATGTATCAAATTTGGATACCGTGACCATAGGCACAAAGGTTTACACATTTGTTACGACTTTGGTAAATATTGACGGATACGTTAAAATTGGGGCCACGGCTTCGGATTCAATCGATAATCTGATTGCAGTTATAAATTTAGGGTCAGGATCAGGTACGGTTTATGCAGCATCGACAACCGCAAATGTTTTGGAAACGGTTGCAGCCGCCGGAGCAGGTGACACCATGACATTAACCGATTTAAATGACGGTGCTATTGCCACAACTTCCGCCGTAATTCGTACAACGGGGGTTTTAACACTCGCATCAAACGCAACCAACGGAGACACCGTGACAATCGGGAGTAAAGTTTATACATTTGTTACGACACTTACAAACGTTGACGGTTATGTAAAGATCGTGGCTTCCGCTTCCGCAACCATTGACAACTTAATTGCTGCAATCAATTTGGCAGCCGGGGGTGGTACAACCTATGCACTTTCTACAACAGCCAACACATTTGCATGTACGGCATCGGCAGGGGCAGGGGATACTATGGACTTTGCAGTCATAAGCGCAGGGGCAAAGGCGACACTTTCCTCAACCTCAGCAACCGGAACGCTGACACTTGCATCAAATGTTGTTGCAGGGGATACCGTTACAATCGGTTCAAAGGTTTATAAATTCGTTACAGACTTGACACAATCAGAAAATGATGTGTTACTCGGTTCAACAGCTTCAATCTCAATCGACAATTTGATAGATGCCGTAATGTTAACAGTCGGGAAACGTGGGACAATCTACTCTATAAATGCATCGGCACACCCTAACAACGTGACCGTAGCAGCCGGAGCAGGCGACACTATGACCTTGGTTGTGCCTTTAGGAACTGCAATAGCAACGACCAAATCGTCGACACACATGTCTTGGGGTGCAGCAACCGCAACAATGGGAACGCCCGCCGCAACTTGGGGGGCAGCTTTAACGGCAGCGATCACCAAAAGAGCAACTTGGGGGGCAGTAACAACCACAGCAGGCACACCCGCCTCAACATGGGGGGCAACAACAGCAGCACTTGGAACGGGTTGCAGAAAATTAAGGATTTGGGGGCTGACATCATGGACAGGTGAAGAAGTTACCGAGGATGTTTTTATGAAAGGCGCGGGAAACGCTGAAACAGTCAATTCATATGTCGTAATTTATGAAGCAAAGGCAATAATAGGAGAGTTTGGCTCAGGTGGAATGAATGTAGGGGCTATTTCGTTGACCGCTCAAACAGATTCAACGATTACGGCTTATATTGTAGCCGCTCAAGGTCGTACAAAGATGGCTATTTATGCCGTTCCGACCGGAAAAGAACTTTTAATCAATGATTTTTCATTTTCGGCAGTAAAAGCAGCGTTGGGGGTTAACGCATCGGTAAAATTATTGCAATGTATCGACCCGATCAACAGGCCAACAATGTTCATGGAAATTGCACAAGCCGGGTTAATGGTTGACAGCAACAACAGAGATAAACAATGTTTTGAACCTCCATTGAGAGTATCCGGACCCGCTTTGTTGAAAATACAGGCCAATTCATCGGCGGCCGATACGGTAATAATTGCAGGATTTGACGGTGAACTATGGCCGTCTGAATAAAATATAAACCTTGCAATAAATCCGATTTCAACACTATAAATATATGACAAGGGAATACGTTGATTGAGCAAGGTTTATTAACATCTAATTAGTATATTATGAATATTTTACAAAGTGGATTAATCGATGGTGCAGGAAATAAGTTTATTGACTTGGGAGTTGTAGGGGCTTGTGTTATTTTTTTAGGATTTGCGGTTTACTTATTGGTTAAGTACATTAAAAATGTCAACCAACTTGAACGTGAAAGATTAATGAAAGAAGCCGATAACAAAGATTCTCAGGTAAACATGCTTTATTCTGAGATTAAAGACGCTCAAAGTGATTATGCCGAAAAACTAACCGATTTATTAGTCAAGTCAAATGAAATGAACAATCAGATAGTAATTGCTCTGAACAGTTCAACGGCAGCGGTCAACAATTCAACGTCTGCCTTGAATAAAAATAGTGAGATTATAGGAAAATTGATTGATAAATTATAAATTAGTAAAAAATTAAAGGCTGAAATCAATCAGCCTTTTTTTAATTAAAATATTTCCGACCTACCAAGAGTAGATACGGATAAGAAGATGTCATTTTAATAATGGCATTTTCGGTTTAATAGCATTCATTAATTATTCTAACTATTGCCTTAATATGATAATCGGCGATCTTTTGCCGACCTTCAGGAGTGTTAAGTATATTTTTTACTTCATCATAATTCGTATAAAATCCATTTTCGGTCAAAATAGCAGGGCAATTCGTATCGGTTAAGATCATAAATTTAGCCTCTTTAATAGAACGCATATTTAATAATCCAGATTTATCAGCTTCATTATACATAATCGATGCCATTTTATCTGATAACGTGCAACCCGGGGACGTCCATACTTCGAAACCTCTTGCAACCGATTCCTTAATATCTGCGTTTGAGTGGACTGAAATAAGGAATGTATTTTTTGAATCGTAGGTATTGGCATAATTAACACGTTCCGAAAGGGGTCTGTCAGTAAATTCGTGATATGTAACGTCAAAATTTATACCTAATTCATTCAACTTTGATTTGATTTTATCACATATAATTCGGTTAAATTCCCACTCCTCAAATTTTGTCCCGTCTTTAAAAGTCCACTTTTTGCCGTTGGTATCTATACCGTGACCTGCATCAAATAATACTGTTATCATTTTCGTTTATTTGTTAAATCCATAATTAAAACCGTTAAAAATATCGACCCGAAAAACAGGATCAGAAACGCATAATTAAACTGCTCAATGTGAGTGTATGCGATTAGTCCGGAGCCTGCCAGAAATATAACCGTTTCGATCAAAAGGAATTTGATTATTTTCATTTATTAACATTTTTCAGCTTTGCAAATGTATAGATTATATGCAAATTGCATTTTTATACTGTTATTTATTAAATATTCACAAAGAGTAATTTCAAAAGCCCTTTTTAATGCCTCTATTTCATAACTATTTTCTGGATACCCAGTAATCGGTTCAATATGACTGATGAGAGCATCTAATATATTTTTATTAAGTATTTCCATTATTCCTTTTCAATTATTATCTCAGTAACCTTACTTTCACCGTCACAATTATTCAAAGTCTTTGCCTTAAAAACCTTTTTACCGAACGGGATTCCTAAAAACTTATGTTTACGCTGCCAATAATAGATTGTTTCTGAATGGTAATTAATAACAGGCACATCCCAAAAGATCGTATCATTATTTACCCTGCCTGTGACTTTAAAACAGCTATCAAACTCTTTGGTAAATTCTCTATAAATCGAATTAGGAGGCTTTACAAGAATAGTAAATGTCGAATCGTATGTAAATGTATACTCATTCGTGATAGTTCGCTCTATGTGCTTTATTTTTATATTCAGGCTATCCTTGAGCCGAAAATATAGACTATCTTTTAAAGACTTCTCAAAATCGGCAAATTCTGACTTTGTGAAATTGTATACTTTCGAGTTATTGCTTTCAATTGCGGTCGTGACGTTATCTGTTATCCTGTTTATTTGCCTATACGCACCGATGAGACAGAATATTAACAGCACGATCAACACTAAGAGTGCTATTTGAACGATAATTTTAATGACTTCTTTTTTCATGATATATAATTAGTTAAGTTAATTTGTAGCGAGTAGCCATGAGTTATCCTATTAGATCATCTTTAATCAACTTATAATCATCTATCCTTTGCTTTTCGGCTTTCAATAGTTCGATTTGTTCATATAATGCATTATTACAAAAAGATATAATTTCACGTCCTTTAAATGGCATAATCCATTCTGAACTATATATAATTTCTAATGCTTCTATTCTTTTTTCTAGTGTCATAACTATTTTATTTGTCCGTTGTTTTTCAATTCTTGTAATAACTCTTCGGGTGTCAATTTGCGTTCTTTGAAATCAACCTCCAACTTGAGAGCGTGAATGTACTTATTCAGCTTTTTAATAAGCCGTTTGATCGTTTGCTTGCTCGAATATCCGTGAATCCCTAAAGATTCTGAGTGTTGAATCCAAGCCTTATCCGATGGTTTTTCACCGTAGGTTTTTTTAACTGCTTCATCTAATTTGTAAAATGACATAATTTCTATTATTTTGTTGTTTAAAAGTTTGAGTTTTAATGGATGTATCCCGTTTTTCGGGGTGGCATAAATCGAACCGTCCGGTGATCGG